AGCGAGGCGCGAGAGGATCGGATGGTGCTTTTCCTGGGGACTTCCTGGGGGACTTGGGTCTAGGTGTTTCACGTGAAACATTCGAAGCGAAGCGACCATTGAGCGGGTGGATTGACCGCCACAATTCCAGGCATTCGTTGAACCCTACAGTGATGTCACCATCACCGGCATCTAGTAGGATTTCCCTTTGTTCCGGCGTGATTGGCCTGTGGAAAATCCGGGTGTCCTGACGGCATGGTCTGGCCATTAGCGTTTGCTCACATTGTTGATTGTTCAGGCCCTGGATTCTAAGGGTTTCCCCTAGTGGTCTATTAGGGTTTGTCCCTATTCCCAGGTGTTCAGATGCCTATACAATACTAACCATGCCCTAGCACATCGCACGGGGTCTTTTCAGGGGAACTACGATGACCAAGATCGAAGCAATCAACAAGGCAGAGGCAGCACGCCATGCCGCAAAACTGGCTCTGGCTCGCCATGCGCTGTATGCGGTCACATTCGGAGGCAATGACAAACTGACCCAGGGTGCGATGCTGGAGCACGATGTCGCCATCGAGGCCCACAGCAAATGGATGGATGTCGCCCACATGCATCCAGCCAAGCGATCCAGCCTGATCCGAAAACAAGCCCTACCGTCATTCATGTTCGGCTACTGACAGCCTACCCTGTAGCATCCATCCGGGTGCTATGGGGTGCGCTGTTGCACTGTATTCCCTTCGGGGTCTCTTTGGAGTATTTAGCATGAAAAACACTCGTTATATCCCTTCCGGTTATACACTTTACGCTAAAGATGAGCGCTTCGGGTTTGAGGTTTACGCCAGCACAAGCCCGCGCATTGTTGCGATAGCCTTCGGCGGTAAGCGCTCTAAACCTGATTGGCACTACCGATTTCAAGACCTGACCCGTCTTGATGCCAAGATCGCCGAAACCCTGGCGGGCTTGATGTCTTGGGAAGATCGCAAGGCCAAGCACAAGGCCCAGCGCAGCGCGCCCCATGATGTCAAGGTCGGGGACGTTTTCCGATGCTCTTGGGGATACGATCAAACCAATATCGATTTTTATGAGGTTACCGCCGTGCTTGGGCAAATGGTGGAAATCCGTGAGATCGGGCAAGATCGGCAGGAAACCGAGTTTATGCAGGGTCAATGCGTACCCTTGCTGGGCAGTTACAGGGGCGATGCCATGCGTAAAAAGGTCAGTATGGTATCTGGAGAACCATCGATTCGCATTTACTCATTTGCCAGCGCATACCGCATGAAACCGGTTGCGAAAATCGCTGACAAGCCCCTTTTTGAGTCGTCACACTGGACGGCATATGCTTAACAGTAAATTCCCTGCTTATCAATCGGCAGGGATTGCGGCCCAATGGGGCTGCTTTTCCTGCTGCACACCCTTAGACCCCGACACGGCAGAAGATGCCGGTTATCCATCAGGGCGCGGGCAATACCGTATGCAATGCATCAATTGCCGCTCTTGGACGTTTTTCGACCTATTGCAGCCTGAACCCTGGCCCTTTCCTGCTTCCATCTGAAATCCATCTGAAATCCATCTGAAATCCATCTGGAGAAATCATGGCACATCGCATCATTCTCGGGATCGTTTACCTGCTGGCCATTGCCGTCTTGTTTGCTGATCTACTCGTCTGGAGGGCCTGACGTGCGAACCATTCAGCACACCTACTCTGCTGGGTCAGGAATCGAGCTTGATTGTGAGCTTGAGTATGACCCAGGCGAACCCGCAAACACTGACCCAGAGTCGCCAACATGTGGCCCAGCATGGCCACCAGTGGCCTACCTAATGTCTGCAAAGGTGCATGGGCTGGATATCCTGCCTGTGCTTGACCCAACTATCATTGAACAGATTGAGGCCTCGGTATGCTTTACGCTGGACTAGCCTTGCTGCTTAGGATCATCCTAGGCAAGCGATAAGAATGGCCCTTCGGGGCCGTTTTTGTTGATAGGCTGTTTACAAGTTGACCGTGTAGGGTATCTTGAGCTTTTCCTGCTGTTGACCCGGGAACAATTCTTCAGCCATCACCATGCGCCCGTTTACCTCATAGGAAACGCGCCCGTACTTGTTTTTCCGCACGCGATCAACCCTGCCGATAAATGGCTCGCCAGTGACAGGGTAGACGGCTGTTATCTGCCCAGTCTTTAGGTATTGATGTTTCCAATTTGCTACATGGTTCATGGCAACTCTTCCTTGATTAGCACATCAACCCCAGGCGCAGACGAATAGACCTTGGTCACATGGAGGCTGACGATCTGGCCATCATCCACATAAACCACCCCATTTAGCCCGTCCAGGACACTTTTCGCTAGGTTATCAATGTCCGGTTTCTTGGTTGGCCTCTCTAAGCCCCTTAAACAGGCCTCAGATCGCTTTTTAGGGTATGACTTAGGGATAGGTAGCCTGATGTAGAGATAGACTGCTACAGGCGTTTCTAGCACTTCAGTCGGCCCCATTGCCTGCTTTGCGGTTTCCCGGACTATGGTTTCATAGTCGCTGGTTTTGCGGGGCGTGTACGTTCGGACAAAGCCACCGATCTTGCTGAATTTAGGCCTGCCCTTCGGTACTGGGTTTGCGTCAATCGGAAACTGAACCATAAAGGTCATTTCTTACGCTCCTCGTTCATGAGTCTACGCAGTTCGGTTGCCGCGTCTAAGCCCCGTTTACGCTCAATGGCCGAAATGATTACGCTCCACCAAATCCGGGCCTGCTCTGCCCCAACTTGTCTGGCCTTGCGTTTGTATCGCTCTAGCCATTCCCTGGCTTCCGTGCGCCTCATGTGCATCAAGGTCTCCGGTGAGCTGTAGGGCGAAATCCACAACACCGGACGGGTAGGCAACACCCTCGCGTACTTTGTCGAGGATTTTTTGGGCTTGCTCATGGGTCATGGTTTGATGTTCATCTCAATGAGTTTATCCAAGTAGTGCCGGGCCTTGCGTAGGTCTTCTACGCCACCCTTGTCCTTGTATCGCACCAAATACTTGATGGCATTGCCGCGCAGGAACCCAGAAAACTCCTCCTCGCTCATCCAAGCCTGCATCGCTTCCCAAGGCTGTATTGACTTGGCGGTGTAGTGTGTGCCGCCCACCTGGGTTTGGTTTGCGCTCATACGCCCCGCCTGATCTGAGCCAGCCGCTCCCGGATGTGGTCAGGCATCGGGACTGTGTTGGCAATACGCTGCTGATACTCTTGCTCCATTGTGAGGGGCTTTTTGATTTCTGGAATTTCAGCCCCATCCCAACGCTGCTGGTTGAGGTAGACAAGTGGTGCTGGGATGAATGCACCGTTGTCTTTTCTCCACTGGTCTGTGGTTTTCATCCACTCAACGTGCTTAATGATCTGATCTGCACACGTTTCGCAGTAGGTCTTCTTCCATTTGGCTAGACAAGCTGCCTTGCCGCCTTTTCTGAATGACTTGGGCCATGCTGCCCAGAATCTGTCGAATCCACTCTCAAACATTGATTTCCTTTCAGTCATAGGTTCCCCAAGGGTGGATCGGGTTCAGTCCATGCAGACCATCAGCTAACGCGCCCTGACGGTTGTCTTCGGAAAACAAAAAAGCCGCTTACTACTGCGTCCGGTAGTTGTACCCTTTCGGGTCAGACGCATGAGTAAACGGCTTCACTTTGTTGACAACTACGACAACGGGATGAAGTGTCTAGGATTTCTATGGACTTGTCAAGCCCCTACAAACCACTCGGGTTTGATGACCATCAATTGATAGACGCGGCCCTGTGGCATCTGCTTCCACTGGTTCACTGCGCCCCTGGAGACTCCAAGTATCCGAGCCAGTGCAGCCTGCGAACCCGCCCTTTTGATTGCCTCTTCTTTGGTCATCCGTACAGTGTACTCTACATTCACTGGCCACGGGTTAGGGTAAGTCCCTATGAAAAAGTCTTGTGTGGCGTTAAGAGAACTGTACAATCCATCCCCATGCCCTAGCAATCCCGCCGGGGTCTTTCAAGGAGAGAAGATGAGTATCGAGAATCTGCTCAAGACTAACGTCAACGAGCATACCGAGAAGAAGTCCAACCTGACCTACCTATCGTGGGCTTGGGCCTGGGCTGAAGCATTGAAGGCTGATCCAACCGCCACCTTCAAGGTCGAGACGTTCAAGAGAGATCAGTACACCGAAGAGCCGTTCATGACTCTGCCAGGAGGCACTGCGCTGGTCTGGGTCACTGTGACGATCTTTGGCAAGGCAATGACCTGCCAGCTTCCAGTTATGGATCACCGAAACAAGGCTATCCCTAACCCAGATGCTTTCCAGGTCAACACAGCCATCATGCGCTGCATGACTAAGGCTCTGAGTCTGCATGGCCTGGGTTTGTACATCTATGCCGGGGAAGATCTGCCAGAGGGTGATGCGCCTGACGTTACAGACTGGCTTGCAGCCATTGAGGCCACTGTGACCGGGGAAGAGCTTCAGACGATCTACAAACAGGCCTACGAGGCTTGCCAAGGCCACCAGGAATCCATCAAGAAGGTGATCGAGGCAAAAGCAGCCCGGATCGCTCGTGCCAAGCAGGAGAAATCCAATGGATGAGCAGCGCACCGACGAGTGGTTCCAGCAGCGTCTGGGTAAAGTCACCGCCAGCAATCTGCACAAAGTGCTAGCGAAGACCAAGACCGGCTACGGGGCTGATCGCGGCAATTACATGACTCAGCTAGTCCTGGAGCGGATCACTGGCAATCGGGCAGAGGGCTACACCAATTCTTCCCTCCAGTGGGGCATTGAGCAAGAGCAGTTCGCGAGGGCTGCATACGAGGCCTATAGGGGCGTTCTGGTGGAAGAGGTGGGGTTTATCCCTCACCCGACCATTCAAATGGCTGGAGCGTCCCCTGATGGGCTTGTAGATGGTGGCATGGTTGAGATCAAGTGCCCGGAGTCCAAGACCTTTCTGGAAGTGCTGCTGTCAAAGAACCCGGTATCTGCACAGTATTACGCTCAGGTGCAATGGCAAATGCGCTGTGCTGATCGACCCTGGTGTGACTATGTTGTTTTTGACCCACGGTTTCCACCAAAAGCCCAACTATTTATTGCTAGGGTAAATAGGGATGACAGGTGGATTGAAGAGGCTGAAACTGAGGTCAAGAAGTTCCTGGCTGAAGTGGATGAAAAAGTGCAAGCGTTGAAACAGAAGATTGGAGAATGAAATGAGCAAAGTGTTGAAAGAGATTTCCTGCGTTACGGGCGAGTACAAGAATGCCCAGGGTGAGGTCAAGAAGCGGTATACCCGCATTGGTAGCATCATTGACACCAAGAACGGTGCAATGCTCAAGCTGGACACGATCCCGCTCAAGGAAGGTGGCTGGGATGGCTGGGCCTACCTGAACGACCCGAAGAAGGAAGAGGGCCAGGAGCGCAAGCCAGTGCGTCAAGCAAAGCCCGATTTCGATGAAGATGTGCCGTTCTAAACATGAACAGTGCCCGACTCGATAAAAGTGATAGGCTGAACAGAGTGTTGAAGTTGCTGGAAGTTGGAGGCGAATTCAGCACTCTGGACATCATCAGACATGCAAATGTCTGCGCTGTCAACTCAATAATTTCAGAGTTGAGACAAAACGGCATCAACATTGCCTGTCAACGCAAAGGCCCTTACTGGTACTACACACTGGAGAAATCATGAACCATCACACGATGCAAATCAAAGTCAAAAACGGAGAGCAAAACGTCTTCGTATCCTTGCTGCAAAACAAGATCCTGCTGTCCATCTACGCCCTAAATGGCAGCATGAACATCTCTCTTGATCAAGCACAAGTCGAAGAGTTGATCGAAGCCCTGGAGCAAACCCAAGCCAAAGTTAAAGAGGTGACAGCATGAAGAAGTTTTTTGCAGCCATTGGAATCGCCCTGGTGACCACCGGAGCCTGGGCATCTTGTTCTACCCATACCTACACCATGAATGGACGTATGGTTACATGTACGACCTGCTGTTATTTCGGCAACTGTACAACCAACTGCTTCTGATTAATGGCCGAAAGCGGATGCTGTGCTCTAGCGACGATCCAAGTGCTCGGCTTCCAAGCAAAGCACAGACGCAGCGAGTAGGCCACCTTTTTATGAACCCATTCGACAAAGACTACAAGGCTCAACTGTCGTTCAGAGATCTAGAGACTGATAGGAAACGCTCTTATCAGGCCTCTAGAGTCCTCAACGACAAGCGCAAGACAGGCGTAGAGCCTTATCCATCACTGGCCTCCAGAGTCGGGGCTTTTGAGGGCATCAATCCTCGCAAGGTAACGGTAGAAATGCCAAAGATGAAGAAGAGTCGCAGATGAACATCGAAGCAATGAAGCAGGCGCTTGAGGCGTGGGATGTGTACAAGAACGCATCGGATAGCCAAGAAGATGCGAAAGCATATGCATCGATGGTCGTAGCGTTTGACAACCTTCGCGCCGCCTGCGAGAGAGCAGAGAGACAGAGGCCGGTGGCGTGGACAACAGACCTGCTTTTTGATTCCGACACGGAGGTGATCCCCGCAAAGCACAAGGGCAAGCTGGGGACGAACGTGATTCCTATTCCACTTTACGGAGGTCCAACGTCACAGTGGGTCGGGCTGACGGACGCTGAGATCGAAGAGTGGGACTATGACGTTCGTGATGTAGTGATGGACATCGAAAAGCTACTCAGGGACAGGAACACATGATCCACAAAGAAATCGTAGAGCTTTGGCGCAAGCACCAGGAGGTGCATGAATTCGCCCAGGCAGTCGAGGCTATCGTTCGGGCCGATGAGCGCGAGGCAGTGTGCCGCATCGTTACGGGCTTGTGTATCAGCGACAACAACGCCGAGGAAATAAACCGCGCCATCCGAGCAAGGGGACAAGCATGACACCAGCAACAATGTTTTACGGCGATCTTCGGGTGCTTGCGTCTGATGCGGTTCAGATGGCTGAGAACGCCTACAAAAAAGGACAAACTGACGAGCGTGAGGCGT